TTGTTACCCTGATTAGCACTGATGGCATCTGCATACCAGTCGGGCAACTCACCACGCTGTACCCAAACAATCTGGCCGCCTGCATCTTTAATTGATTTGATTTCGTTGGGGAATCTACAATCCGAAATAACTATGTGGTCTTTACTAGTACGTAGTTTGTTTTCTAATGAAGCAATCCAGATGTCGTCATGAAACGATTTACGACAGACTTCTGTACCCCAGTATTGTAGAACCCATCTAGGAGTTAGTGTAGGCATGTCTAGTCTCTCTGCCCACCAAGGATCTACTTGTTCCCGCCACTCTCGAGCCTGTGCTGTGCGTCCTTCCAGCATGGTTCGATCCCATCCAAACACACTAGCTACAGCATCTTTGAGAGTTGAAGCAAAACTTTCTCTGCGAAATTCGTGAAAATTAACTAGATAATCGGCTACAGTGTCTTTGCCTGAGCCTATAAAACCGCATACACCTATGATCATAAATTGTCCCCTTTAGAACAATTATAATATAGATTAGTTATAAGGTCAACCAGTTATCCAGGTATAGCCGCTACCGCCGGGAACCAATTTCATAAGATCGTCGGTGAGTTTTTCCATCTCAGTTTGACCTTCTGTGATCAGTGCTGTACCATTTAGCTGGGTACCGCCCTGTGGTCCTGCAATCTGTCCAAACTTGCTTCGGGCCTGCCCTAGCATCATTTTACAGTTGGCCAACGTATAGTCCTTGATCCATTGCCCAGAATACACATCATCGATGATCACAAAGTCGGGTCGGCTGTTGTATACCTGTAGCATCACAGATTCTTCACCGCGAGGACGTTGATGTATGATCAGCTTGTGACTCTGTGGATGCCATGTAAAATTAATGTAGCTACCAAACATCTTGCCCACTAATTCTTGATACTGTGCAAACAATTCATAGGTTAATAATCCGCCCATATTCGTTGAGCTCAACAAATAGGTATTGGCATAGGCCAAATTAAATGGTTCAAATACAGTGCCGCCGGTTCCGTTACCAGTTCTTGATCCCACTGATCTACGGAATATTTGACGTACCTGCTGTATTTCTTTAGGTAGTATATATTCGTTGGTGCTCTCAGTAAGGGTTAAAAACGCATAACTTTCTTCTACAGCATTATCGCTACGCTGACGGAAAACTGCTAGAGCACGATTAAGTGCTGTGTCGTAATGTATAGGGTCTAGTTCTACGTCTACCATACCATCGCCTAGCATGGCTTTGCAGTAGTTGTAAACAGAATTTTTGGCTTGGTCTGATGTGCTCATACGAGTATTTATCGTAGCGGTAAATATATGACTATGCCAAGACTCAGTTTATACCGTCCCGAAAAGGGCAACGATTTCCGCTTTATAGATAGATCCGCCTGGGAAATGTTCCAAGTCGGCGGAACAGATGTGCTGGTGCACAGATACATAGGCCCGGGATCAGCTATACAGGGTGATACTCCCAGCACTCCCAGTTACACCAGCGATAATGTGGCAAACATTCAGGATCTGCTATTTTTAGAAAATCGTGATCGTCAGTACGATCCTGATGTGTATCTAATGCGTGGTGTTTATAATATCAGCGACATAGATTTTAACCTCAGCCAGTTTGGACTATTCCTACAGAATGACACTATTTTTATCACGTTTCACATTACCGATACCGTGGAAAAACTAGGTCGTAAAATCATAGCAGGTGATGTGATAGAATTACCACACCTCAAAGATGAATATGCTTTGAATGATCTCACATTTGCCTTGAAACGTTTCTTTGTAATAGAAGAAGTCAGCAGAGCAGCCGAAGGATTTTCAGTCACATGGTACCCACATTTATATCGTGCCAAGTGCAAACCATTGGTAGATAGTCAAGAATTTAAACAGATCTTAGACGACATCGCAGATAGAGAATTCTACAAAGGCGCTTATAATGCCAACATCACTTATTATCCTGGTGATGTTGTACTTGCTGCCAATGGCAAAAAATATCAAGTCATACAAGAAGTCACAGGCGTTGCTCCTCCTAGTACCACCTATTATGCATTAGCAGATACCTTGCGAGATGTAGTTAGTACATATGAAAAAGAAATGCAGATCACTGCTGCGGTATTAAACCAAGCAGAAGCAGATGTGCCACGCAGCGGCTACGATACCAGCAAGTACTATACACTACAACGTACCATCGACGGCAATGTAGAATTAGCTAGTGTAGATGCAGAGTCAGTGACAGTGGATGCACAAACACAGGCCACCGACCTAGCAGGTAATCTACTATACGACACAGCCGGTAATGCGATATACGTTGGGCAGACTGCTAGCTCAGTGATATTGCCATCAGACGGAGATGGGTATGAAGGGTATCTTACCAAAGACGGCGTGCCTCCCAACGGAGCTCCGTTTACCGCAGGTATATCATTTCCGAATAATCCTGTGAATGGACAGTTTGCACTGCGCACAGATTATCTACCTAACAGACTGTTTAGATTTGATGGCATAAGATGGCGCAAGTTCGAAGACAATGTTCGAACGACTATGAGCAATCTAGGCGCTAGTGATGTTGCTGCTGGAAATACTTTTGCAGGCAAAGATGTGCGACAGACACAGAAGGCCACATTTATTAACAATACCACTGTGAACACCATAGACGGACAAACAGTAAAAGAAAAACAGAGTCTCAGCAAGGCTCTAAGACCTGAGGCAGACCTATAATGGATTTTCACTACGACGGACAGATAAGACGCTATGTCACACAGTTCATGCGTGTGTTTATTGGATTCAAATATAAAGCAGGTGACGGTGAAGAACGACAGATTCCTGTGATGTATGGCGATTTA